GATGTTACAATATTTGAAAAGGATTCTATTAACATCCATCGTTTAGAAGTTTATGCTGATGGTCCTGTGGGAGCACGACTTACTGAACAAACTTCACATCCTGAAAGATTATGAGCAAGTTTATGGTTAGTAAAGAAAAGAAAGCAAAACTTAGAGCACAAGTGAAGTCTAGATGGTATTATATCTTTTGGGGAACTTGTACAGTAGCAGTATGTGCTGGGCAGTTATTTGTGGGAAGTGGTTTTCGTAGAATGGCGCAAAGTTTTGAGAAGGTATTAGATGCTCCTCTCCGAATGGATATAGGTATTCCTAAATTGCATAGATGGGAAGATGATGGATTGTATCATCCCACCGATCCGCCTCAGAAGTTATATTAATGCTATTAAGTGAATCAGATGCCATCTATGCTGCCGATAGGTTTATTAATTATTATTCTCGGTTCAACCGCATTGATGATTATCTTAGGCATGTAAAGAAAGATAGAATTGCTGATCGTCCTGGATATCTTTTTAGTGCTGAAGAAGATATGTTTGATTCATTTGGTATGCATCCCAATGATATGGATTTTCAGATTCATGTGGTTGATACCAGTGCAAAGATGACGCATAGGTATAATCAGTGGATGTATTCTGAGGTATTAAATCTTACAGCATCTAATGCTGTTGAAGAGGCAATACCTGGACGAACTCATAAGTGGATAGTTACAGAGAAGAAAACAAATAAGATAGTAGGTGTTGTTAGGTTTGGTTCACCGACGATTAATAGTAAACCACGTAATAATTATTTTGATAAGGTAGTTCCATTAAAAGAAATCAATAGAGATTTTGTGATGGGGTTTAATATTGTTCCCACACAACCATTTGGATATAATTATTTGGGAGGTAAACTTTTAGCACTGTTAGCTTCATCATATGAGTTGAAAAGACAGTTTGATGATAAGTATGGAACAGATATAAAATATTTTGAGACAACTTCCCTTTATGGGACAACCAAGGGAATGTCTATGTACGATGGTTTGAAACCCTTCTTGAGGCATATAGGGGACACTGAGAGTAAGTTCCTTCCACTATTCCATGATGATGAATTCCGTGATTTTTTCAATTGGTTCAATGTTAGAAACAACAATGAACGTCTTATCTCCGCCGATAAGTCTTCTAAGAAAATTAAAATTCAAACCAAGATGATTTCTATTATCAGAAAGTCTCTTAAGGATAAAGAGAAGTTAAAAGAGTTTAATGATAGCATTACACATGCTATGTCTCTTACTGAGAAGAAGAGGTACTATCTTGGTGACTTTAGACACACTGCTCAACAGGCAATTGAGTGGTGGAAGAAGAAGGCTTCCAAGAGATATGATAAATTAACAAAGGAAGGTAGAGTTCGTAGAGAATTGGAACTCTGGCAACCTGGAGCAGACCTGGAGATTATTCGATGAGTAGGATTAATGTAAAACAGTATAAGGGACAACCCCGTAAAGATTGGTCTAAGTCTCAGTGGTTACATCATGCGTGGGTTCAAAAGGATAATCCCTGGATATCTGCTGAAGATAGGGAGTATTGGCAAGATAAAATTAAGGAGTTATCATGAGAATGAATAATAGAACTAAATTGGTATTTGCTTTAGAACATGTTGCCCATCTTCATGATTTGATTGAAGATAATGAATGGGAAGAGATGTTAAAAGAGTCCCTTATTACATTGGAAGTGGAACTTGAACGTCAATTACATAATGAATTAGAAAGGGTTGGTGAAAAATGGCGGAATTAAAAGATTGGTTAAATTCTATTAATTTTACCAAAGAAGATTTATCAGAAGATATTAAAAATTATCCTCCTTATGTTGTTAATCGGTGCTTATCTGGACATCTAGATACGATTCTTTTTTCTAATGAGATGAATAAATATCCTAATTTAGATAAGGATATGCAATATAAATTTTATCTAAATACTCTTAGGAAAAAGAAGAGATTTTCTCCCTGGCTCCGTAAGGAACAAGTCACGGATCTCCAAAGTGTCAAACAATACTATGGCTATAGTAACGAGAAAGCATCTCAAGCACTGAAAATTTTATCAAATGAACAAATTAATTACATTAAACAACGACTTGACACTGGAGGAATGAAATGACTACTACGGTAGAACCTGAAGTCAAATGGTCTCAGGACCAAATGGTAGAAGTAACTCTTAATGAACCTGATGACTTTCTAAAAGTTCGTGAGACTTTAACACGTATTGGAGTAGCGTCGAGGAAGGAAAAGAAACTTTATCAGTCTTGCCATATCTTGCACAAGCAAGGTAGGTATTATATTGTGCATTTTAAAGAACTATTTGCGTTAGATGGGAAACACGCTAATCTCACACTTAATGATGTACAGCGACGTAACCGCATTGCTCGCTTACTATCTGATTGGGGACTTATTGCCGTAGTCAGTGCAGAATCTGTGATTGATATTGCTCCTTTAAATCAAATTAAGGTGTTAGCATACAAAGATAAAGGTGACTGGATATTAGAACAGAAGTATAATATAGGTAAGAAAGGGAAGTCCCAAGAAGACTAAATGAAAAACAATCTTTATAATGGTATTAGTGAGCGTCTTTTTTATACACTAGGGAAACGCCCTCAGATTGCTAGTGCTCATGATATCTACATGGCATTATGTTATGCTGTGAGGGATCAGATGATGTCTTATCATCTTTCTCCAGAAGTGTGTAATACTGATAAAGAGGTTGCATATCTTTCTGCTGAGTTTCTTATTGGACCTCAATTGGCAAATAATCTTCTTAATTTGGGATTAGAGGAAGAAGCGCGGGAAGCCGTAGCAGAGTATGATTTGACACTCGAACAGGTTCTTGATTTAGCAGAGGAACCTGGACTAGGTAACGGTGGTTTAGGCCGTCTTGCAGCGTGTTATATGGAGTCCTTAGCGACTCTTAAGATACCAGCTACAGGGTATGGGATAAGATATAAATTTGGGATGTTTAAACAGGTTATCAGAGAAAACCAACAGATGGAGGTTACTGATAATTGGTTGCATGGTTCCTGGCCTTGGGAGATTCCCCAACCAGATGAATCTGTTTTAGTTGGTTTTGGCGGTAGGGTAGAGAATTATATTTCGGATAGAGATAACTATAGAGTTCGTTGGGTTCCTGAAGAACATGTAGTTGCTGTTCCTTATGATGTTCTCCAATTGGGTTATAAAGTTGATACTTGTAATCGTTTGAGACTCTGGAGAGCAGATGCGACAGAGATATTTGATTTCTATGCATTCAATATAGGAGACTATATGGGATCTGTAGAACAGAGTGTTACTTCTGAGACTATATCAAAGGTTCTCTATCCTAATGATGGTACGGATGCAGGTAAAACTTTGAGATTGAAGCAACAATTCTTCTTTGTTAGTGCTTCTCTTCAAGATATGATTCGTAATTTGGAGAAGTGTAGCGTATCTATAGAAGAATTCCCTAATCGTTATCAGGTTCAACTGAATGATACTCATCCATCTGTTGCGGTAGCAGAAATGATGAGATTGTTGATAGATGAGAGGCATATTGAGTGGGAACATGCATGGGAAATAACCACTAAGTCTATTGCATATACTAATCACACGCTTCTTCCAGAGGCATTAGAGAAGTGGGATCTTAAACTCTTTAAGACACTTCTACCTCGTCATATGGAGATTATCTATGAGATTAATCGGAGGTTCTTACAAGTAGTAAGGTTAAACTATCCTGGTGATGATTCAATGTTAGAGAAGATGTCTATTATTGATGAAGGGGGAAATAAGTCAGTAAGGATGGCAAACCTTGCAACCATAGGTTCTCATCATGTTAATGGGGTAGCAGAACTTCACTCTGAATTGGTTAAGACTCAGTTGATGCCAGAGTTTAATGATTTATGGCCTCATAAGTTCACTAATGTAACTAATGGAGTAACTCCAAGACGATGGGTTGCTGCTTCTAATACCCCACTGGCAGAAGTCCTTGATGAGTATGCTCCTGGTTGGATTACTAATGGCAATGCTCTGAAGGAGTTGGAGAATCATGTAGATGATTCAAATGTTATAGAAAAGTTTGCAGAAGCAAAAGTTATTGGTAAACATCATCTTGCCACTTATATTCATAATGAACTGGGGATATCCGTAGATCCTTCAAGTATGTTTGATGTGCAAGTTAAGAGGATCCATGAGTACAAGAGACAACATCTTCTTGCTCTCTGGGTAGTTTCTCAATATCTTCGTATTAAGAACGGACATGATATAGTTCCACGGACAGTAATCTTTGGTGGGAAAGCAGCGCCAGGATATTATTTTGCAAAACTTATAATCAATTTTATTTGTTCTGTTGCAGAAGTAGTGAATACTGATCCTGATATGGATGGTAAGTTACGTGTAGTATTCTTACCAAACTATAGTGTTAAACTAGGAGAGAAAGTATATCCTGCTGCTGATTTATCGGAACAGATTTCTACCGCAGGTAAGGAAGCATCAGGTACAGGGAACATGAAGTTCCAAATGAATGGTGCCCTGACAATCGGTACCCTTGATGGTGCTAATGTAGAGATACGTGATCTTGTAGGGGAGGAGAATTTCTTTTTGTTTGGTAATGACGAAACAGGGATTGCAAAATTATGGGAAGATGGGTATGATCCCAAGCACTATATGAGTCCAGAATTATGGGAAGCAATAAACCTTATTAAGGGTGGGCATTTTAGTAATGGGGACAGGCAGAAGTTTGAACCACTTGTAAGTAGTTTATTAAATCATGATCCTTTCTGTGTATTGGCTGATTTCTCTGATTACTGTGATGCTCAGGATAGGGTGAGTAGTGCATGGAAGGATTGGAAAAATTGGCAACGTATGGCGGTTTTCAACACCGCAAGGTCGGGTTTCTTTTCATCCGATAGATCAATTAGGGATTACTGTACTAAAATATGGGGTATTCCGACTACCCATTAGTACTGCAATGTGCTATAAATAAGTATGAACGCCGTAAGGGTTCACAAAACACAAACTCGCTTTTAAAGGAGCTACTATGATGGGAAACCTAAGCAGATATCGTTCGTCTGATCTTCCAGAGTTAATGGATAAGATCATGAAGAACAGTATAGGAATCAATGATGATTACCTAGACAGATTTTTTAATATTACTACTCAGACTAATTATCCACCCTATAACTTAGTCCAGGTGAGCAATGAGTTATCTCGTTTAGAGATAGCACTCGCAGGATTTAAACAGAAGGAAGTAAAGGTTTATACTGAATATGGAAAACTGTATGTCACAGGAGAGAAAGAAGAGAAGGAAGAATCTGAGTATGTCCATAAAGGATTGGCTCAGAGATCTTTCGAAAGAGCCTGGACACTCTCAGATGATACTGAAGTCAGAGATGTTTCATTTGAAGATGGACTCCTTACCGTTGAACTGGGTAAGATAATTCCCGAGCATCATACTCGGAAAGAGTTTCTCTAAAGATGGAACAGGTAAGAGGACCTCCTGCTTGCCTGAAATGCATTTCAAAGTAAAGGGGGTTGCATAAACCCCTTTTTTAGTGCTATAATTAGTATAGGTAAAAAGACAAAATGGCTGAAGACAAAGAAAAGAAAAGTCCTAATCCACCAGAAGCATCTGGACCTGGTGCTCCCCTTTCCAATGAAAGTGCTAAGGGATTTTACACTGAAACGGAATCTTATCTTGATTTCTTGTCATTGGTTGGGGAATTATGACTATTAAATTACTTTTATTGAAATCTGGAGAAGATATTATCTCCGATATATCAGAGATGGCCGTCGGAGAAGATGATGCTCCTAGAGTTATTGGATATTATTTAAAAGAACCTTGTGTAGTCAAGATTAGGGAGTCTCAATCGGTACCATCTACAGATGAGGATGCACCACCCAAACCTTCTATGAGAGTTTCTCTAATAAATTGGATGCCTTTATCTGATGATAAAGTTATTCCAGTGCCAGCTGATTGGGTAATAACAATGGTGGAACCCAAAGATAAATTAAAAGACATGTACATTGAGGAAGTAGTAAAAAATGGAAAAGACAATCAAAGTGATAGTACTGACGAATCACCAGACACTGATTAGTGAGATAGACGAAGTTGCAGCGGTGGATATAGGAGCACCTGATTGTAAATTAGTCAATCCATATGTTATTACTACATCTGATGAAAAGATAACCATTGAAGAAGGTGTAGCAGTTTTAAAACCTTGGTTATTAAATGTGAGTCAGGATGATGTCTTTATGATTAGTTCTGATAAAATTCTTACTCTTGTAGAACCAACTCCTAAGTTATTATCCAAATATCATGATTTGACGAAAGAGTGATGCAACAAATTTTTTCTAATTATCTTTATTCTTTAATTACTCCTCCCAATAGGGAAGAAATTTTATTGTCTAAAGATATTAGTGTTGAAGAGGTGGATGTTGGCAAAGTTCAATGGATTCAAAATTGCCAAGTTAAAGTAGAACCCATTGACCCCGCCCATATTTCTTCTTTGTTGACTCCTGCTGTTCAAATATTTTATAATGAATTAGAATTGAAGAGTAGAGTAGAGTTAGACATAGAATTAATATCAGTATGGAAAAATACTTATACGAAAGGATGTTATCAAGAGATACATGATCATCTTCATACAGATGAGAATGCAGATATTTCAGGATGCATTTTTTTAGATGATTTTCATCTAGATGCGTCTCATTTTTT